AACGTGAAGTCGAACGCCATGCGCTCGCCGTCGTCCAGTTCCTGAAACAGCGCGCGCCACGTCTCCCGCGCTATTTCCCCTTCGCCTGCGGACGGGGTTTCGTCATGCGCGGTGACGCCGATTTCCCGCAACGCGCGCGTGATGACGTCAAGCTCCGTCTTCGCCATGAGCAGCCTCCAGCGCGGCGCGCAGGCGCTTCACGCCCCAACGGCCGTCAACATCAAGCCCGAGGGCTTCAGCCTGCGCCAGCAGCGCCGCCTTCTCGTTATTGGGAGACACGTCTTCGGCGGAAGCCCCCGGCTCGACAGCCACAACCTCGAAATGACCGTTCCCGGCCACGCGACGCTCCCACTCGGCGGAAACGGCCATCGGCGCGCCGTGAAGGGCGAATGTGACCCCGCCAAGCGTCACGCTGGCGGGATCGTCCCGGCCATTGCCAATGAAGCGGGCGCGCATCAGTCAATGCTGTAGTCGACCAGAGCCGAGACCGTGCCGCCCGTGTTCGCGTCCGCGTCCAGGATCGCGATACGGATTTCGATCACGCCGCCCGGGTCTTCAGTCTCGCCCGCAAGTTCCCACAGCATCTTGCCGAAGTTCTCAATGGCAGTATGCATCCGGGCCGAACCGGCCGCAGTCGCCACGTCGTGGTTGGCCGACAGCGCGTCCGCGTCGTCGGTGATCTGCGAGCCGTAGAGGCCCACGTCCATCGTCGGGGCGCCAACGGAAGCGAGGTCGTCCCAGTAGATCGTGGACGACGGCAACAGCCGGGCGTTGCTCGGCAGAACCGCCATGACCGCGGTGGACGTGGCCGAAACTGCGGCAGGAAGTTCGACGGTGGAGACGATGGTGTTCTTGCCCGGCTTGGAAAAAGCCACGCGGTCGTTGTTTGCGGCAAGGGAGATGCCGCGGCGCGCCGTGGCGCGAAGGTTGACAACAGCCATGCGCTGTTCCTTTCGTCAGAATGAGGGGAGGAGCGGGGCTTTCACACCCCGCCCAGCGTCATCACGCGTCTGCGACGGCTGCAAACCAACCGGTGACCATGCCGTGGTCCTTGCGGTCGGTCGTGTCGCCCGAGCCGGTGCCGAAACGCAGCTTGTCGAAGTTGTCAAACGCCGTGATGGCGAGACCCTTCTCCATGCCATAGTCGGTGGACGGGTCTTCGGCCGTAAACCAGCGGCGGTTGACGCCGTAGCCGATGGCCTGCGCCCCGCAGAAGAACACCGGGGACACCTGGATGCCGCCAGCGCCGACGCCGGGATAGACCGGGATTTCATCAACTTCCTTGAAAATGATGCCATCCCACTCGATGTCGCCGCCCATGAACAGCTTTTCATTCTGCATCCGCAGCGACACGTCGCGCTGGGCCGCAGTGATGGTCGCGTCGTTCTTCAGGTCGCGGAACGTGAGCGGGGAGACGTAGGCGCAGAAGTAGCGCCGACCGCTGGTCTCGCTCATGTAAGGCCGGATTTTCGGCGAGGCGGTCAGGGCGATGCGCTTCATCAGCGACGCCGCGGCCGAGGTCAGCTTGTCGTTGGTGTTGTCAATGTTCGCCAGCGCCGCGCTGTGGTCCAGAGCGGAGTGGTTGGACTTCGACGCGCCGAACAGCACGCGGTCCTGGTTGTCCACCAGCCACGCGTCTTTCTCGGCCTCGGTCGCATCAGTGTAGTTGACCCCGTTGACCGAACCCATCGCCTGAATGATGCGATCACGGGTGTTTTCCTCCGCCCACATCTTCAGCGCGGCGCGGCCAGCGTTCCGCAGGTCAATGGCAGAATACTGCTCTTCCTGCATCGACACGACGAAGGCGTTGCGGCGGACAATGATATCCAGCTTGTGGCTGCGGGTGACAAGGGCTTCCTCGTTGCCGCGCAGTTTCTGGTTGCCGGTGACGCCGGAGCCGACGAGACGGTTGAGCAACCCAAAGGTGATGCTCTCGCCGCGCTTATCTCCAAGCCCCTCTTTCACCTGGATGATGGAGTTCTCGGTCTTGCCCATGTCGGAGGCGAACCGATTGCCCTGAATGTATTCGACGAAGAACTGATCGTCCCACTGCTGGACGGTCAGCCCGGCGGCTGCGCGAGTATCGGCCATGGCCAATGTTCCTTACGGTGGTGGATCACCGCCCGAGGATACGATCCAGCGGGGTCGGCCCCGCCCACTGCGGGGCGGGCCGTGATCCTAGGTTGGGTTGGGTCGCCAGAGACGGCGCGGCCGGAATCGGCTTGCGCTGCTCGGCAGCGATCTTCGCCCTCACCTCCGCTTCGACCTTGGCGCGGTAGGCGACGGGATCGTCTCCCATCTCCGCGCGAACCTTTTCCGCCTCGTGCCATTTGACAACTGCGTGCCATGGCGATTTCTGCGCCAAGGTCCGCTGATAAAGGCTCGGGTCTTGTCCCGTGCGATCCTGGAACGCCGCAAACGCCTCGTCAACGCGCTCGTCTCCGAACGCTTCCCGCGCCATGGCCTCGCTGATGTCCAGCTTGGCCTCCAGGGCGATGGCCCGAGACTGCTCGGACATGAACGCCGTGAATTCGTCGGGGTTGGCGAAGATGTCTGGCGCCCTCGGCGGCTCCACTTTCGGCTGCGACGCCTGAAGCCTGCGCTCCAGTTCGCGTGCCTTCTCCCGCGCTTCCTGCAACGCCGCCAGCGGCACCATCTGCGGTTCCGCCTTCGGGGCGGGCGCAGGGGCTTCCTTGACGGGTTCGGCAGGCGCTTCCGGCGCTTCCGCGACCGGCTCGTCATCGACGGGTTCAACCGGCTCAGTTTCCGGCTGTCGGGCAGGCATGGCTTGAGGATCGCCGAGAATAGCGGACAGGTCGGTGTGGTCGGACATGAGGTTTCCTGTGACGTAGGACTACGAAGCGCCCGTGACGGCGGCGACCCGAGTGCGCCCGATAACCCCCGGCGGCGGGGAACTGGTCAGGCTGCGGCGCTTGTGGCGCGCGCCTGCGATATGATCGCCTTGGCCCTTTTCAGGCCGTGCTCGCGGACAAGGGCGCGATGCTCTGGCCGCATGGCGTCGATCATACTGCCCCCAACTTTCAGAACGCTGGAAACGCGCCTTCAGACCGCGCCTTGGCAAGAGCCTGCGCGGCCATCGCGGCGTTGCGCTGCGCCTCCGACTGCGTTTTCTCAAGATCGGCCATGGCCTGCGCCTCGCCCAGCGGCGCAATCGCCTGCTGCTGCTGCGCCGCGGCGTCCTGCTGCGCCTTCATCAAGTCGAGTATCTTGTCTTTCTGCTCACGGCGAAGGCCGGGCGCCATCTCCACAATCATTTCTGGCGGGACCGGCACCGCACCGGAACCAGCGAGGCTCACAATGGCGTTGAACGTCTCGCCCTGTAGCGTCATTGCCTCCGGGGCTTCATCAAGGATGATGTCCACGTCAAGCGACGCCACGTCCGCCTTGACCGCGACAACCTCGCCAAGCCGGGGGTCGCCCGGCAATATCTGCAATTCCTGCACCAGCGCCCTCGCTTCTTCCTCGGGAAGCGACAGAAGGTGTTCTTCGAGCGTGACCGGATGGTTCAGCGACACAAAGCGCGCGTTCTTTTCCTCGTCCGTGACCCTGATCCAGCGTTCCTCAGTCCAAAACTGCCGGATGCGCTGCCATACCGCGCGGTAGACGTTGCGCTTGAACATGCTGAAACGGTCCAGCAACGGCGCGATCTCAACAAGCCCGCCCTGCTGCCGCGCCAGCACCGCACGGCCTGACTGCGCCGGGCCTTCGCCCTGCATGGCGTTGTTCGCGCCCAGCAGGTCGATTTCGTTCTTCGCCTCCTGGAGCAGCGCGAAATGGCCTGACACCATGTCGCCGGTTTGCAGCGGCTCAAACCGCATCCCCGGCATGACCTCAACGTGGCCGTCAGGACGGGCAAGTTCGCGCTTCATGCCAGCGACGCTCTCAACCGCGCCCTTGTCGCCCATTGTCTGACGCTGGCTCAGCAAATGCAGCGCCTTGGAGCGGCGCTTGTTGATTTCGTCCTGAATGTCAACCATCGTGCGGACGGCGCCGTAGCGGCGGTTTTCCCGATCCACATAGGCCGACTGCATGATAAGCGGGCAAACGCTCGCGCCATGCTCATCGACGTAAGGGCTGACGCCGCGCGCAAACACCATCGACCCGGAGAACAGGCACCAGCGCCATTCGCCCGCGTCCAGGTAGTGCATCATCACCAGCCGCACGCGCTTGCGGCGCGCGTCGGCCCATGTATCCTGCGGCCGGTCGTCGTAAGTGTCGCTGCGGCCCGCGCTGGTCCGCATCAGCTCGTCAACGCCGCCGCCCTGATCGGG